CCGAAGAGGAAGTGCTGGATATGCTGAACAACGAGCGCAACACGCTCAAAAGAGTATCCATGCTGGAGCGTATGCACCAGCGGTACAACACCCTGCGCGTCGCGCGGGAGAGACTTGAACTACTAAAAGAGGCTAAATTACCATGAAATTTATTAAATTTTTGAAAGACTATTACCGCGACCTGACGCCAGCCGAGGTCATCCAGCGTGAACTGGCGCAGGCCCACCTAGACCGCTTGGAGGCCGAGGCGGCGTGTGAGTACGCCCAGGCGGTGCTTGACATGAATATGACCCGTATAGAGCGTTTGAACACCCGTTTAGGAGAGTACAAGTGAACACTTGGCCCTTCCCTTTAAAGCCCGTGCCTGATAAACCATATCAGCGCATACCATTTAATCCTGACAATTACGAGGAGGCTCCTGTATGACTTGCTGTGACTATGGAAAATGCACCAATGGCCCTGATTGCCCTGTACGTCAAAAGCGCATCAAAGAAATCAACGATGCCTACGCCAACGGCTTTAAAGACGCACAACTAAATGACCCAATAGATGACCTTGCGGATACGTTTAAAGCCTTGCTTGCCATGATGACTTTGGTGCTGGGCGTGTGGACTGTTTGTTTAGTTATTTGGGGAAAGTGATGAACATCATTGAACTAGCAAACGAATCGGGATTGACATACTACGGCATGGGTAAAGACCGCGCTAAATTTATACATTACTTGGAAGCCTTTGCCAACTTGGTAGCAGCAGCAGCCCGTGCTGACGAGCGCGAAGCGTGTGCTAAAGCGTGTGAAGACTACGGTAAAAGCTGTGCCAACGAGTGGAACAAAAATCTTGGCGTTGCTGATGATTTACGCGAGACTGCGGAAGAATGTGCCGCAGCTATCCGCGCAAGGGGAACAACATGATGACACTTTGGTTTCCACCGCATATCAAACCTGTGCGTAAAGGTGTGTATGAAACCGCAGACCGCCACAAAATGGCCCGCACGTTACCAACTTATTCAAGGTGGGATGGGAAGCAGTGGTCAAATCCATCGTATCGCATACATCACCCTGAGTTGCACTACACATCGTACGGGGCATCGCAAGACAATTATTGGCGCGGTTTTACGGAGAAACAAACATGACAGGCTACCAAAGCAAAAAGGCTTCGGCGCAGGACAAACTGGATGATGATGACATTCAGGTGTACCAACGCCCGTGGATAGGGCTGACGGATGAGGATATTAAGATTTTGTGGAAGGCAACACCTCAACTCGTTGGTGTTTACAGCTATACAGATATTGCAAAAGAAGTTGAAGCCAAACTAAAGGAGAAGAACACTTGAAACCAAGCCATCCAAAAATTAGGCAGCTATTGCACCAGTACCAAAATGGCCTGACAGCAAAAGAAATATCCGAATGGTTAGAAAAGAAACACGACACGATTTATGCTGCGCTGCAAAATATGCCTGATACTTATATAGACAGGTGGCTAGAGGCCCAGCAGCAACTGCCGCCGCAAGCCGTATGGCGCGCGGTAATTCCGCCAGAAGATTGTCCTAAACCTAGATCAAAAAATGCAAGACCTACCGAACTTCGCCGCATGGAACCACGAAACCTTAGCGAAATTCGCTTTGGACGCGTACTTACGAATGCAAGCCCAACAGGACGCCATTGAACAACTGCGCGGCGACTTGAAGGACGCTATGCAGTTAGTACGGGCGAGTACCCTTAGCGTCGATGATTAGCACTTGGCCCCGAGGCTTGCCCTTGGGGTCATTGGGCACCGAGATGTGCGTCCAGCGGTCGAACTCGCGGATCAGTTGGTCAAACGGCAGTTTGGCCGCGATAACCGCCTTGACTACAGCGTCGGGGGCCATGCCGGGTACACGAATATCAGCAGCACAGCCGACCCGATGCTGGCTAGTGTCTTTACTGCCCACTGCATCATTTACTTGCTTGCTCCGAAACGCGCTGTTAACCATGACCGGCTTGCCGCCAATAGCGACTTTGACTTGTTCCAGCAAGCCAGCCAAGCGCTGGAGATTTGCAATTTCACTAGGGTTAGGTTCATTTTTAAATTCTCGGTGATCGGTGACAGTTAATTCTGCCAACGTGAAATTGGGAGTCATTTTGCAGCCACGCCTTGTATTTTTTCAGCGGTGCGCATACCGCCCAGGCCAAGCATACCCAGCAGCAGCGGCATCATGGTGCCCGTGTCCATCTGCGGAAATTTGACCGGATGGCCGGCCAAGGCCGAGCCACACTCAGCCAGCGGGCCAATGACGAATTGGACGGCAAAGCCAGCGCCGCACACCCAGCCAATCGCTGGACGCCAGCCGGAGACAAAAACGCTGCTGCTGGCCGCTTCGATCTTGTTGATATCCATCTGGCCCGCAAGCTGGGCCAACTCGCCGTTTTGTTGGAGTTTCAGCAATTCCAACTTGGCAGCGGCCTGCTGGGCGGGGTCAGGGAAAACCCTATCTAGGACTTTGCCGCCGATGTCTAACAGCGCGGATACGGGATCAAGGGCCATCTGGCGCTCCTTTGTTGGTGCGGATGTCTACAATTCGCTCGGCGGTCTTACCGGCAAAGATGGCTGTGATCACAATAATCATGGCCTGCCCAAGCAGGTCAACGTATGCGCCACGGGTTTCCATCTCAAAGACGGACAGCAGGGCAAAAAAGAAGTAAGAAAACAGTAAGAATACAACCGTGACCGGCTGGATGTTGCGTGCTATCCATGACTCGTTCATTTTGCTTTCTCCATGATCTTGGCCCGCAAAGCGGGGCTATCAGCAGTGCCAGCCCACTCGGATAGGGCGTTCCAAATAGCAGTGTAATCGTCCACGCTGCACGCTGACTTGTCCAGCCACATTAGCATGGCCTTGTGGCGCTCTGCTGGGTCGTGCGTTGACCAGGCTATGGCGTACAACTCCTGCACCGCGCAGCTTGGCTGCTTGGGCTGCGGCTTGGGTTTCTTGGGCGGCTCCGCGTTCAAGATCAGTTTGTCCTGGGCGACCGATACCGTGACCAGCGCCAAAAAGAGTACGACGCCGCGCATTAGTCATTTGTCTGCTTTGTTTTCCAGCCGGTCAAAAATCTTGCTCAGCATATCTTTGACTTCGCGCATATCGTCTTTGTAGTCCAGACGGGCGACATAGGTCAATGGCAGCTTGGACAAGTCGTTTTTCAATTCCTGCACTGCTGTCCACAACTCGCGCGCGAACCATCCGGCCACGGCCATGCACGCGCCCAAGATGAGGTTGATTGTTTGCTGATCCATTATTGTGCCAATGCGTTTTGGTTGTCTGGAGACAATGCGTTAACCGCGCCGGGGACAACTCCGCCCCATTTAGTTGGGTCGGAGATCAATTGCAATACTTTGCTGCGCTCGTTGGCGGGCAGCGTATTAAGTAGATCGGCTGCGCCTTGCGGCGTCTTAAATGCTTCGGTCAACGTCCGCATGGTTTTGGTTCCGATCTTGTTTTCCAAAATCTGAATTGCTTTATTGGTAGTCGCGGCTACTGCGGTAATGTAAGACGGCAAACGCACTTTGGATAAATGCTGAGTTAGCAGTTCTTTAAGCGCGTCTTGACCTTCGGCCACTTGAGTCTTGATGTTGGCTTCGCGCACAACTTTGGTAGCCTGATCGCGCAGCACATTGAGCGTGTTCTCGCTCACATCTTTGGCAATGTTATAACTGCCTGGGCCAAGAATTTTCTCAACAGTATCAGGCGAGTTGCCTTCAACCAGCCGAACAAACTCATCCTTATTGGTTTTAAACAAATCCAATGCTTTGCCGGACAATTTCTTTTCGGCGATTTGTTGCGCACCTTTGGCGTATGCGGCCAAGTAATCTTTATACCCCACGCCGCCCGCGTTGACAATTGCATCATCAATAACAGGCTTGAGCTTGGTCATAACTGACGCCGCCAAATTACGTTGCGTAGTTGCGTCCGCGCCAGGGTTTAATTGGCGAATTGCGGCATTAACCGAGTTTTTACGAATGGCGTCCAAAGCCACGGCGTCTATCAAACCGCCGCTGGTTGTCCATTTGGCAATGTCATCGGCAACATTTTTTACCGCCGTAGACATAATATCGTTACCCGCAAACTCAGGCGCTGTTGCCAAACCTTGTATTTTGCTTACAAGCGCTGGCGCGTTTAATGGTTTAATTCCCACGGAACGCAGGCTGTCCGCAGCGCCTTGCGCCAGCCGAGCGCCTTGACCTAAGTCCAGCGATGCATTGGCCGCTTGCGATGACCATTCATCGGCCATCCGAGCCAAGTCACCTTTATAGGTGTATTTGGTAAAGCCCACCGGCAAACCTTTTTTAATTAACTCAAGCCGCGCTGCTGCTTCGGCCACGTTTCCAGCATTGACCAACCGGCGCACATCAGCCACTGCGGACGCCGCTTGATCACTCAAACTGCCTGCACGGGCTTCTAAATCAGCCACGTCTTGGCCGAGATTGGCACGGGCCAAAGCGGTGTCGCGCATTGGCGTGGTGACCGCGCCTAGCCTGCCCTTGGCCTCAAGCGCTGCGGTCTTTACGTCCGTCGCGCTGACTCCACCCGCCAATTTAGCCAACTCGTTTACGGCGTCTTGCTCGTTCATGTTTTTGAGCGTCAGCGTAAATTTAGGGTCGGCAGCCAATCGACGCTCAATCAAGGCTTGCCAAGTAGGATTGGTAATGCCTGCGGTCGCTTGCGCAGCAGTTGTACCTGCTGGGGCATTGCGTAGCGCATTAAGGGCGCTGGGTAAATCACTGGCAAGCGCATTGCGGGCAATTTCAGCCGCTTTTTGCTGAGGCATTTGGCGCAAGTCCATAACAGCGCCTGCGGCTTTGCCAAGCAGCGGCGCAACTACACGGCCACCGGCCTCAAATGTTGCCCCTTCCAACACGTTTTTAAGCGGTTGGGTAACAATTTCAGAACCTTGAGGCGCGGGTTGCATACCCATAGCCACGTCAGCAGCGGTCATTCCTTGCTTGGCAATGCCATAGCCCAACCCAGCCCCACCAACGGTGCCCAACGGCCCCATAGACGTGCCTAGCGCTGCGCCGCCTGCCGCACCCAAGGCTTCTAACGTAGGGGCCACATACGGGCGCGCTGCTTGATAAACTTTTTGGCCGGTAGTTAATTCTTGCCGTGGAGCCGTAGGCATACCTTCAGCAGCAGGCGCAGGAGTGGAAACGGCAAATAATTCTTTGGCTTTTGCAATTACTTGGTCATCAGTTGCGCCTGCTGGCCCTTCAATCTCGCGGATAGCACCGCTAGGGTCGCGCACCTTATAGATTTGAGTTGCCATTATTTGACTACCTTCCATTCACCGCCGCCAGCCGGTGCGGCAATGGGAGCCGCAGTGCCGCCGCCCGTTTTATATTCGTAAGTCATGTCATATGCATCGCGCACACGTTGTTTGGAAGACCGGGTTGCGTTGGCAGCGTTTGTCAAAGCAGCTTTTAAATCGCCCGTGTCTTGGGTGCGGTTGATTGGCGCAAACGCGTCGCGCAAATATTGACCTTCTTGGTTGGATACGTTACCCAACGCCCCGCCAGTCGGCGACGACGCGCGCATTGCTTGCAGTTCCGCAAAACCGCCGCGCGCCACAATACTGTCGTATAGCGCTTGGGCAGCGCGGGCTTCTTTTGTAACCGCAGGAGTGCGGCCATAAATAAGACCGGAGATGCCGGACAGCCCTGGATGGTTTGCCAATTTTTCCATATCCGCTGCAAGCGAATCAGCTTTAGTTTCAAACGTTTTGACTGCCGAGGTAGCTTGTGGGTATTTGGCCTCTCGGCTTTGAATTTCTTTCGGAGCCAAGCCTTCAAGCGCTGTTGCAGGGGCCATGCGCCCGCGCAATGCTTCTTCACGGCTAACATAAACTTGTTTGCCAGTTACAGGATCAATAACCGCAACTGGCGGCTGCTCGGGACGCGGCGCAGCCGGTGCGCGGCCAGCAGCAGCGCGGGCCGTAACAAAATCTTGATAGCTGCCTTTGAAATTACCGCCGTCTGGTGTTTTGGCAAACGTGTACTCAGCCACCATAGATGGCGGCGCGGGAGTTTTTTCCGGTGCTTGTTCAAACTGGCCGGTGACTTGGTTGTATACAAAGCCGCCCGCCGCGCCTGTTATAGGCTTCATTAATTCCGTGCGCTCTTTAATTAAGTCATCGCGCTCTTGTTTGCCTGCGGTGGGGAACCGCCGCAGTTCAAGCAATCTATTTTCAATCTGAGCAAGCCTGTTTCCAGCAGGCGCCGCAAGCGCGTTGCCTTGCGCGGGCGCAGCAGTTGGTGCGGCTGCCATAGCATTAGCCGGTGCAGGCGCGCCTGCTGGGGGCAACGCCGTGCCAAGATTATTTGTCATAGGCACAGGTGTAGCTACAGCGCCGCCCGCACCAGGTTGGCTCGCCATGTATTCCTTGCGTTCTTTGGCAGCTTGCCTTGCAATTTGTGCGGCCTGCACTTGTTGCATATCGCCAGTTGATATGGCGTGTTCGTAGAAGACTTGTGTTAGCTGTTCAGGATCACCGTCAACACCTAATTCTTTTGCTTTTTGCATGAATTGGTCAAGGCCAGCTTGGCGGCGCTTAAAAGCGTCCATTTCCATTTGGGCTTTTTGTTGATTTAACTGACCAGTTTGAATCTGTTGTTGCGCTAATTGATTGCGAGTGACATCTTGCTGGCCTTGCAAATAGCCCATAGCTGGCGCACCAGCGTCGCCTAAAAGTCCAAAATTAAGTGCCATGGTTATTCCTTACTGAAACGTGCTGGTTGCTGAATTCCACGATCCAGAAACATCGGACGCAAACGGATTGGTAAATTTGACTTGCGGCAACAGTCGCGCAGCAGCGCCGTATGCAGAAGACCTTGCGTTTGCGCCAGCCATAAGCGCGTTGCCTTGGTTTTCGCCTGTAGCGCTGTACAAGTTACCGGCGCTTGTGCCATATGCTTGACCAGCACTGCCTAACGTATTGGCGGTAGTTTGCCCCACACCGGCCAAACTTTGTAACGGCTGCAACATACGGTCGCGCTCAACGCCATACCGATTAAATGCGTTCATATATTCTTGTGACGCCGCATCTTGCCCATAGCGAGTTGCGGCCTTTAAAGCGCCGCCAGAAATCAAACCGCCCCGAGACGCTGCGGAGCGCTCAAGCGCTTTTTGACCTTCGCCCAATCGGAATGCATACCCTGGGTCGGCTTGGAATTGATTCATTCCAAACGGCTTGTAATCAACCGCAGCGGTCAGTTTATTAAGCGCGCCTTGTCCAGCCTGAAGCCAAGGTGCTTGCCGGGCAACATTTTCCTCATACATCCGCTGTTGCAACGCAAGAGCCCTATCATTGGCAGCGGCAGAAGTATTAGCGGCTTCAGTAGCGGCATTTGATTGGTCAATTCCCCCACCCAAAGTTGCGCCTAACGCTGCGCCTGCGGGGCCACCAAGGAAAAACCCTGCTGCCCCACCTAATAATGCTCCTAAAGACATAATACTTCTCCTGTACTTATTCCAAAAGCAGGTTGTTGTTAGACGCAGCCTGCATAATAATCCAATTGGTGCCGTCTGACACCATTGTCGCCCAATTTCCCACTACACCCAGCAGTATCGCCGTGCCAGCAGTTGTGCTGTCAATCGGCACAATGTTGCTGGACGCCGAGTTGACCGCTTGGGCTTGCATATTCTTGACCGTGATGTACCGGCCCGTCCAGCTTGAAGCCGCAGGGAATGTCAGCGTCAAGGCCGAGCCGGTCTTGTTGTTGATAATCCAGGTGTCGGTGCCGGTAATGGTGTAATCAGCCGTCTTGGTTATGACCGTGGACAAAGGTACATAGTCCGTATTTGCCACCGCAGCCGAAATGGCCGTACCGTTGCCCTTTAGGATACCAGTAATGGAAGTGCTAATCGTGATAGCTGGCGTGGTGGTGGCCGTCGCCACCGTACCGGCAAGACCATTAGCCGAGACAACCGACACGCTGGTGACCGTGCCTGTGCCATAGCCCAGCGCAGGAATGTCAGCCGTTGTCAGCGCGCGGAAAGTTGGTGCCGCAGCCGCACCGCTGGACGGGCCTGCAAAGATAGCATTTACAGCTTGGGTAGTCAGTGTTCCGGTTAACGTGCCGCTGGTAGTGACCGGCGAGCCCGAAACTGACATGATGGACGGCAGCGCCAGTCCCACCGAAGTAACCGTGCCAGTTGTTGGGGTTGTCCATGTTGGTGTGCCAGCGCCCGCGCTGGTCAATACTTGGCCCGCCGTGCCAGCGGCGGTGAATGCGTAGGCCGTGCCTGTGCCGTAAGGGACAGCGCCTGCCGTGGGTGTAGATGCGCCATTTGTGCCGCCGTTGGCAATTGCAAGCGTGCCCGCCAGCGTTACAGCGCCCGTAGTGGCCGTGGCGGGGGTAAGCCCTGTAGTGCCGCCAGACCAGCTTAAAACGCCTGTATTGGCAATTGTGACATCGCCCGTAGCGCTAGACACCGAAATGCCCGTGCCAGCAATATTGGATAACACACCTGTATTGGCAACGGTAATTGTGCCTAACCCATTGACGACCGAAATGCCCGCGCCGTAGCCTAGCGTATTAAGGGTATACCCTGTGCCATTGCCAATCAGCAATTGACCGTTGGTTGGGATTGTGCCTAGGCCAGTACCACCTGAAGTAACAGGGATAACCCCCGTTCCTGAGCCAACAGTAGTGAACAAACTGTAAAACCACCGATACCACTCACGCGAGACTGCGCCCGTACGCTCGTCAACCAATGACACTCGCGGGGGTGTGATCTGGGTTTCGTTGCCAATAGTCATGCGTTGGTCGGGCTAAGTATCAATTCAGCGCCCATGATGGCTATTTTGTTGGGGTCGGTGCCTGAGAGTTCATAGACCCTATCGCGCAGCTTTAACGTCATGCCCAGCCGACGCCAGAAAGTTCGGTGACCGTACGCACCAATTTTGCCAATTGGCGACCAGTGTTCATTGCTCCAAGTATGCCCGCCATCATCTGACCAGCGCAGCATTACCTGTGGGTCGCTACCTTGCGTTGCAACGGCCCCTTGGTCTGCAATTAAATAATCGTCAGATTCTGTTACCAAGTAATTGCCGTTTTCAATCGTCAGATAAAGAACTTCGGGAACTACAAGACCGTTTAGCCCAACACCTGTTTCACAATCTAATTGCAAACTATGGTGCGCCGTGCGTTTTAAATTGTTTTGGCCGGTTGGCAACGCCCGCCATGAGCGCAGCCATTTTTGTACGCCGCCGTTGTCGGCGTACACATCCAAATCAAACCGATAGATGTTGCCGTTTTGAAAGTCGCCAACAAGGATGTTGCCGCCAAAATTGCACTGGCAATTGCTGCGATGGCGTAAAAACCCTTGCGCGTTCCATCCGGCTCGTTCATGCCAGGCTTGGGTAGACACATCGTAAACCCAAGTGGCGTTGCCGGTAGGGAACGTCAGCACATAAAAAGCATGGCCTTCTTGCTGGTAGGTGTACGCAATGGCGTCCGAAATGTTGCCGTATTGGGCAATGGCGTACTCAATCGCATGAGTAGAAACCCTAACCCCAGTGTAGCCATTGGCTCGATAGACGATGCCTTGCCCACGGGCGTCTGTGCCCAGCCAAAACAGGCCGTTGTCCAGCTTGGCGATGGAGAACGCAGCCACGCAGCCAATCTCGTTAAACGCGCCTTGGATGCGTTGCAATGGAAAATCTGTACCGCCCGTGTCATACCAGACTTCTACTGAATCAGTACCAAAGACCCATAATTCGCGGTGGTCAGAGATAACCCCCACTACGCCGTCAGGTGAGCCTTCGGCGCTGGCAAAATCCAGCGGGTCAATTGAAGTGCCGTCTAGTAGTTGGGTGACCCAAATTTTTTGACTATTGGGTTCGTTGTAGACAAAGTACCCATCCAAATACGTTACTGTTACCGCGCCGGTGAAGTCGGTGTCAATAATTTTTCCGAACGCGCCAGTTGATTCGTTGTAAATAAACCCGTCGGGGTTACACGCAAAAAAGATTTGCGTGCCGTTATCCGCGATAGACACCGGCCCTGTGCCAGTTACGGTGCCTATTAATTTTGGTGTGGCGGTTAGGCCGGTTAGCTTGTAGACTTCATTGCCCGAGACAACATAAAAGTCGCTGCCATTGGTCTGGTGCGCCCACAGCGCTCGGATTGGACCAGTGCCCACGGTCTGTAGGAATTTGAGCCCAGGCGCGCGGTTTAAAAAGCCAGGCTCTTTGCCGCCTTCGGGGATGGCCTCGGGAAACAGGTTGACCATGCGGTTGTCCGCAGCGTTGATACTGCGAGCAACGTAGGCCGATCCAAGAATCGGCGTTTTCATCAGTAATTCCCAGCGTAGATGTTAAACCGCTGCCGAGTCGCCACAATGGCGTAGGGCATCGACATCACATCATCAGGGTTGTTGATGCGCTTCAAGTTGCGCTTGCTGGTCATAGCAATACGCTGCACCTGGGGGCTTGGCTCGACACCAAACTCCGGTGCAATTTCCATCGCCAAGTTGTAGGTAAAAGCGCGCAAATAACCAGGCGGAAATAAGATATTGGTCGCCAAGGTTGCGGGCTGATCCAATTCTTGCACGCTGATAAAGTGCCATTCCAAGTCCCTTGTGGGCTTGGGGTAAATTGTCATCTGAATATTGGGGTATTCCATATTGATCCACATAACCTGTGGATAAGTAGAAGTCACCGTCTTGACAGCAATTCCGTCGTATTGCTGCTGATTAATAAATTTGATGCCGAAGCTGACGTTAGTGCCTGGGTCGCGGTAGTAGGTTGCATCATCCAGCAGGACGGGGCGCACACCTACAAATTCACCTGTAGGGCCAAGGTGGCGTTGAATTTCGCCAGCAGGCCAAGTAAACACCTGGTCAATCGTATTAAAGATAGACAGCCGTTCGGTATTCCAGCTATCAATCATCTGATTGAGCGCCATCAGGGAATCTTGAGACACTGAAGCAGAAGTAGTTTCGCCTTCGGCCAGCACGCCAAGCAATCGAAGGGCTCGGTTAATTTGATCGCCAGCGGTGTATGTCGCCATGACTAGGCTCCTTCGGTTTCGGTTCTACGACGGCGCTTTACTTCCAGTGCGTTGACAGGAGCCGCCTCGGGAACTTCAGGCGTATCCAGAGTATATCGTGTCCAGCCATTCTTTTCGTCATACTCAGCCTCAAGTTCCATCGTTGCAACTTTGCGGCCATGGACAGGGTGCTTGAGATAGATGTTCATAGGGGGAAAGGGGGCTTGTGGCCCCCTTCCTTTTAGCTTGCGCCGTGGATGATAGAGAAATTAATAATGACAGCTTCAGAGTATGAAGTGGCGCTCAAATTACGCAACGAAATCAAAGCAGTACCAGCAGACAAATAAGAAATGTATGTGGTGTAAGCCCCAGCCGCGCTACCAGTAGTGTTACTAGATACGCACACAATGATTGTGTCATTGGTGGAAATCAAGTTGTTGGTCAAGATAAATGACGCTACTGCACCGCCAGCCAAAGCCGCGTTGTTCATTGTGATACGGCCAGCAGACTTGTTCAGAGTTACCCCTGTTGACTTGTCCGTTGCCTGTGTCACAGTGCCTTGCGCTGCTGTTGAGTATCCAATTTCTTGGGACGCATAGCAGGTAGTAAATTCGGGGTCGCTATACGCGACACCTACCGCTTGAGTATTTGGCATATTAGTTCCTTAGTAAATGGGGCCGAAGCCCCATTTAGGTTTAAGACATCCGATACAGAGTCCAAGTGCCGTCACCAGTCTTCACAGCGCGGAATGCGCCGGTCGTACCAGCAGTAGCAGCAACGGTAGCCAAACCAACAACAGTCCAGCCCGTGCCAGCGGTCATTGTGATGACGCCAGTGCTGGAGCCGTTCACGTTACAAACGCTGAAATCAAAGAAGCTGTTGTTCTTGGCGCTGCTGACAACCGCTTCCACACTAGCCACGGTGGGCAGCGTGTAAGCAGATGCAGTAGTGCCAGGGCTGCCCAACAAGATGCCAGAAGTGATCTGAGCAACAGTCAAGGTCGCGCCGGTAGTGGCGGTGGGAGGCGTAGGTTGTACGCCCAGATTAACTTCAGACAGATTGCCGTCACCAACTTGGTAACCGCCTGCGCCATTAGGAATAGCCATGATAATTTTCCTTTAAAAATTGTTTAATCAACCCCAGATGCGGCAGGCCATCTGTGGACGAATGGTGCTATAGCCATACAGTACGTCAACACGGCAAGGCATACGGTCGTTGTTGATGTCGTACTGACGAACAACGCGCAAGCTAATACCGTTATGAACCGAACGCGCAGCCATGTCAACACCTTGAGGCAGCAACAAGTCAGCAGTAGCAAACGTGATAGCGTCCTTGTGGTAGACCAAGTTCTGTGCGTAAGCAGTAGAAGCGGAGCCCAAGAAGGTCACGGCCTTGCTGTTTTGCGGCAAAACGTCCACGGTAGCCAAAGCATGGTTAGCCGAGTACATAGGAGCCACAGTCACAGTCCAAGTGCCAGACACAGCGGTTGCGTCAGCCAAAGCCACAAACTGAAACAGTGAACCAGTGGTTTCACGGGTTTGCGGATTTACAGCAAAGCAGCTTGCAATGGTAAACACATCACCGGCCTTGATGGTCGTAGTCACCGAACCTTGAGTCAAGGTCAAAGTAGACGAACCTTCCGAGGTCACAGCAGCGCCAGTGGTCGTGGAAGCAGAAGCATCGCGCGAACCAGTGGTGAACTGTTTGATGGATTGGCTCATGTTGACTTCATCAAAGCCCAACACACCCATGCCCATCATGCCGTTCTTAAACTGCTTGCTGATAGTGTCAGTGGGGTTGAACAAGCCTTTCATGCCTTCAACCAGACCAGCATTTGCAGCGGGGTTAACCGTTGCATAGCGAGGCGACATCACAGCAGCGTTTTCGTTCAGTTTTTGTTGCGCTTGCAACAGAACCAAAGAAGTAGCTGGCGTAGTGCCGGGGGTGCCGACGCTATTGCCGATGGTTTTGAAAGCATTGGCAACGTCAGCGTCAATGCTGGAGGCCAACTGGCTAATACGAGGCTTCAACACACGCTCTGCGAAGTCATCCAACTGCATAGTCAATTCGGCAGAAGTGAAGTTCACGCCGATATGCTTTTGCGAAGCGACAGACAAAGTGGTGTACTGCTCGTTGTCGTCCTGAACTTGCAGGGCGGCACCGTCAGTGACCAAAGCGCGGTCGGGCAGACGAATACGCAGAGTAGAACCGATCTTGGCACCTTCAACAGCAAAGCTGTCGTCGTACTGACGGTTTACGTTACGGGTGAGCACCAAGTTGTTCTCGAGAATTTCGAGAGCCTTCCGGGTGATCATATCAATGGTTAGGATACTATTAGACATGAAAAAAAGTCCTTAAAAAAGTTAGCGGGTTTGCGCTTCCCACTTCTTACGCTGGCGTGCCCTTTCGGCTTCAATCCACTGCGAATCCGTCATG